TTTGTCTTTTGCTATCTTGATGCTGCCAAACAAGTTGATTAGCTCAACCGACTCCACCAGACGCTTAACCACATCACGCTCAAATACACGATCGCCATGGTGAGGCTTGATTTCATCTGTAAAATCAATTTCACCTTCATGAACCACCAAATACTTAGCAGTGTTGACAAATGACATTGATATTCTGAAAGTGTTAGGCCCGAACTCACGAATAAACTGTTCTGGTTTCATACCGCTTCCCTCAAACCTAAATGACGCACGTCTCCACCCCATTGCATTGCCATAGCATCTGCAATGCCTTGAAAAGTTAAGCTTCTCGCTTTTCTGCGTTCTTCTGCTGGCAGCTTTAACGTGTCTAAATGCCAAGGACTATCCGTCCCTTTGCCGTTTTTGTACTTCACAATATTTGGCTCAACCACATTGGTTGCTTGTAAAGCTGGTAATCCCTTTAACCATAAGCATGTAGCTTTACGCTCAGGATCACCAAACATGTAGGGATGAATTACTTGTGAAGGCTTTTGATAGATTTTGCTCATGCATCCAATTGGATTCTCAATTGCTACCTTTTCGCACTCCAGATCAGTAAACAAATTGAAAAATGCAATTGCTTGCTCGCGATTTTTCATCCGGGTAATTGCTTTCTCCCCATACCTATCAACGTTAAACCAACGATTGCCAGCTACAGATAGAAAGGTGCAAGGAGGATGAGCAACAATGAGATCCCAGCCTCCATACAACACATCACGAACATCACCTTGATAGTGATTACCTGGTGCTTCTGTTGGGAGTAAGTCACTAGACATAGCGTTGTGACCTAAAGCTGAAAAAGCATCACGAACACGTCCAGAATATTCACAAGCAACCAGTACGTTTAATCTTTTCATACCGCCTCCTTGTAACGTTTAGTAATGGCTTCCTGCTTAAGCTGGTCTAGCATTTTCAGCTTTCTTAATTTCTCGTATAGGTTCGCTGCTGCTCTTGTTTCTTCATTACGAGTACCGAGGTTGTACGCTCTGCGCAGCTTCATCATTGAGGTGTAATCTACAAATTCGTTCATGCTTTCAGCTCCCCTTTAACATTCAGGATGTCTTTTGCGTATTGCGTAGCCTTGTAGGTTGCATATGAATCTTTTTCTAGGTACCCACTTTTGATTAGCTCTTGGACATAGCATTGAATAGTGTTGTTAGGTGCATCTAACACATAGTCACGTAAATCCTTCATTGTGAAAGGCTCAGTCGCATGCGTTGCGAACAACAAAATGTCAAAAATGTTTTGGAACGCGATTACTCTTTGTTTTGGATTCACGCCGCACCTCTCTCTTCCACTGGGAATGACATCCCAACGAAACGGCAAATATCTAAACGGTCTTGAACATTCACAGATCCACGCTTGCCATGACGGTTTTTGGCAATAATTAACTCGGTTACACCAGTTGGCGCATTAGTCTCTTTTTCGAGGATTGGATGAACCATGATGATTTGGTCTGCATCCTGTTCAATCTGTCCAGAATCCTTAAGATCACTTGCTACTGGCTTGTGTCCTTCTGCTCCACGGTTAAGTTGAGCCAATGCAATTACTGGACAATCAAACTCTTTAGCCATGGCTTTTAAATCACGGCTAATTGATGCAACTTCCTGAACACGGTCTTTTTTAGATGGGTCACGAATTAAGCCCAAGTAGTCCACAATGATGCAGCCTAGAGCCTTATATTTGCGTTTTGCTTTACGCGCATAGCTTTGGATTTCAGAAATTGTTGGCTTCTGCTTCTCTTCAATAAAAATTGGAAGGTTGCGGAACTGAGCTATCGTGCCAGTAAGCTTTTCAAACATCCCGTCATAAATTTCCCCATTGTGCAGATTGTTATATGGGATATGCCCTAATGCTGAGATCATGCGGTTGGTTAGGGTTGGTGTGTCCATCTCAGCAGAGATAAATAAAACAGGCATGTTGTAGCGCTTAGCAGTTTGCATTGCACACATTTGCGCGAGTGTTGACTTGCCACTACCCGGACGACCACCAATAACGCAAAAATGTCCTTTCTCGATAGTCCCAAGAAGATTATCTAAATGTGGAATATTGAACTGAACACCAATGAACCCCTTATCTTCTTTTTGAGCAATTTTCTTTTCGAATCTTTCAAGAGTTTTTTCTAGTGCTTGATTGAAATCGAAACTAGTCTGCTTAGCCTCTAAGGTGCTGCTTGAAGTGCTGAATAGGTTCTCAGCTTCAAGGTAAATGTCACTTACTGTTAAGTCTTTAGCGCGTCCAGCAATAGCTAAACCAATACCTTCAACTTCACGATGGTTTTTTAACTTAGTTAATTCTGCGACAAAGTATTCAAGGTGATGGACACTACCAATAGCGCTATTAAGTTGAATTAAATATTCTTCACCGCCGATATCGTTAAGCAGATTTCTTTCTTGTAGATGCTTGCCAACGAATACTGCGTCATACGGCATATCAGCATTTGATAACTCAACAATGGCGCGATAAATGATTTTGTGTCGTCCAGCGAAGAAATGTTCCTCAGTCAAATCGTTTGCAACTACTTCAAGTGAGTTGCTTGTTGTCATGAGTGCAACAAGAACACTCTGCTCAATAGAAATATTTTGGATATCAGAACTCATTACCAATCTCCATAATTAAGATCAGCATTTTTCATATCTGCTGGTGTTTGTTGTTGTGCAGAACCATTCAAAGTTTCAAATGCTGGCTTCCAGTTGTAACGACTAGCAAACCCAATCCACGATTCACTCAAAACAATACGAGCTGCATCATTAGTTGAAATCCCTGCATTGCAGCTTTCGTGGTAATGCTTGATCACAGCATCAAGAGTTAATGGTTTTTTAAGGGTCTTACGGTATTCATTGAATCGTTTAGCAACCTCAAGATCTAAACCGATAGCGACAAGAGCTTCACATGGTTTCTTCCCTTTCAAGATTTTTTCAAGCTCAGCCGTGCTTAACTTACTATCTGTAGTAATCTCTGTAGTATTCTCTGTATATGTGTCACCCTCCAGGTGGGGAGGGTCTTCCCTGTAGGGTGGGAGGTCATGACTTTCAAGTGAGGAGGGTCCTACCGTAGAAGTTAGGAGGGTGGTCACTTCAAAGAGAACATGGGTAACTAATTCAATGAACAAAACATTGCTAAGTTTTTGACCATTTACATCTACAGAGCGGAAGTGACGCTTGATCACGCCGAACTTTTCAAGACGATCTAATGCTTCTTTAACTTGCTTCCTTGAGAACCCAAATTGATCTGCTAGACTCTGATATGAGCGTTGCAATAAATCAGCTTTGAATTTTTTCTTTACCGAAACGATATGCCCAGAATCTTCATCACGGACAATAGTCGGACGATGCCAATAAACAATTTCTGAAAGCAAAATGACCGCATTTGTATCGGGCTTTCCATTTTCCAATTTGAAAGTATTAAACCAATTAGCAGGAATGACATTGCCTTCAATATTGAGGCTGGCAATTTTGTCTACAACCGGATGACCTGTGGTGTATAAGCTCATACAACACCACCTTGCTTAAATTCCTTATACAGCTCATCAATTTCTTCAATGAAGAAACTATCTAAATCAGAGTCATATAAGCGTTTTAAAGCTCCATATCGATTTACAAACTCAGGGTACTTAGATTCGTACCACTGAATAAATTTAAAAGTGGTTTTACTCATCTAGTTCCCCTTCTCTACTGTTTCTGCTAATATTGAATAGTTCATTTGGTCCTTCTCCGATTGAACACTAAGCCTGATTTACGAGATCAGGCTTTTTATTTGTCTAAATTCCCGTTAATCCCTTCCGATCCCTCTGAAAAGCTGACTTCTGTACTTAACTCCCGTACTAAAGCCGACATTCCCAAACGCGCGAAAGATTTTGCTTGTATATTGAATACATGCCACTCGCCAACTATCTCTTTTTCAATAAGAAAACCTAGATAGGCCGCGAGATCCTTTTCTTTAACATGAGCAAGTATTTTTGCTCGTTCATGGATTTCGGGAGATAAACGCACATGCGTAGATTTTTTTTCAAGGCTCATGAAACCCTCTTAACTGGTAGTGTTGGTTCTTGTTCAAGCAATTTAAAAGCAGCAGCTTCGGGTACAAATTCACCCCACTGGTAAACTGCTTGACGGCTAATTTTTAAAAGTTTTGCGATTTTTGGCGCATTGAACCGAGCCAAAACATCAGATGTTTTCATCTCAATTCGCATAATTAATTCCAATTTCAACTTTACTTTGTCAAGTCTACTTTACTGTTAGAAGTTTAGCAAGCTTTACAAATGAAAAGTTAAGATTCCTTTACATTTTGTTTATGGCAATAGCCATGAGATTTACACTATGAGTACTCTTCAAGAGCGAATGTCTTTAGCTATAAAGCACTATGAATCTGTGACAGGTAAAAGATTCAAAAATACTGAGCTGGCTAGATTTGCAGGCGTGAGCAGGGCTAATGTTGGGTTGTGGGTAAATGGCCCAACCCAAGAGTTGGAGGGGTCAAATTTAGTTAAAGCGGCTGAGTTTTTAGGAGTTTCTAAAGATTGGCTAGCTGGACAAGGTAATAAAATGATTGCCACACAGCTGGATGGTGGTGGTGCACAATTAAATGTTCTTGATATTGAAGCCTTTAAGCAGAAGTACAACATTCCAGATAGTGAAGATGCTGTTAAGTTTGTTCAAACATCAGATAAACCATTCCCTATTCAAAAAAGATACGTTCCCGTCAAAGCTTATTCAAAGATGGGTATGGATGGGTATTTCACAGATATGGGATACGATGGAAATGCTGGAGATGGGTATGTTCCAACTCACTCAGCAGGACCAAGAGCCTATGGTATTAAAGGCACTGGCGACTCAATGTTTCCAGCTATCCGTAATGGATGGTATGTGGTTTGTGATCCAGATGCGGAACTCGTGCCGAATGAGTTTGTTCAGGTATGCTTGAAGGATGGAAGATGCACAATTAAAGAATTTGTTGGCATAAATGGCGGGGTTTTAAGCTTGCTTTCTGTGAATGGTGGTGAGCGATTTTTCTTTGAAATGGATGAGGTAGAAAGCATTACAGCTATTACTGACATCGTACCACCAAGTCAGCACAGACAAGAACATCCTTATTCGCATTAATCACAGGAAGACTTATGGACAATTCAAAACGACCAATCAACCAGATTATTGCTCGCATCAATGATGCTGCGAAACATGGTGAAGCTTTGGTGCTAACCGCTGAAGAAGTAAAGATTCTTTCTAAAGATATTGGCGACAAAGTCTTTATTCCTGTGCTTACTAATGAGCAGGTCGTGCAGTTGGTAAAAGAAGGAAAGCTAGGCCAGAAAATTAATAACACAAAAGATTAATAAACTGTGAACCCGACACAGTCTTTTAAATGTGGGGTATATCACTTATTAGATAGTAATATTTATTGATGTTTTAGTGTGTAATGTGTAGATTGCCAATAGTTTTTATAGTAGATATTGGGATTATGCAATATGTCTAATATTGAGCAAGATACACGTTTTATTGTTAACAATAATTTGATTAACAAGGGCTGGATCTTGGACATTCAAGATCCAAACAAAAATGTCTTTTTTGAATCAGATATCTTAAGAATTGTTAATAATGAGTTTCTCAAGAAAAGTAAAAAAAGACCCGATTATGTTCTTTTCGATTCACAAAATAAGCGGCCAATCGGTGTAATTGAAACGAAATCAGGTGGAAAAAGCTTAACAAAAGCACTGGATCAGGCAACCGAATATGCTGAAATGCTTGATGCACCTTTGATATTTGCAATGAATAATGGTTTCTGCGAAACACGGCATTTGTATACCCAAAAACCATTATTTATTGATGAAAATGAGGTTAATGAATTAAAAAGAGTAAATGAAGCTAAAGAGTTCATATTGCAGGAAACAAATGGTATTTATATTACACCTAAAGAAATTTTAGTCTCTCGCAAAGAGTTAATTAATGTTTTCAAGAAGTTAAATAACTCACTAAGAGGTGAAGGTTTAAGAGCTGGTATAGAAAGGCTTTCAGAATTTGCAAACATTCTTTTTTTAAAATTGTATACAGAGAATGCTAATACAGGTATTTGGAATTCTCTCAAAAGTCTCGATAATGATTTGCTAATTAATACAACTAATAACATACTACAAGATATTGATAGACAATATGGTGCTTCTGTTTTTACAAATTTACAGCTAACCAACCCTGTTGCTGTTAAAGAGATGATCAAAGAGTTGGATAAGTTAAAACTCTCATCAATAGATACCGATATTAAAGGAGATGCTTTTGAGTATTTCTTACAGCAAGCTACAGCAACTAATAATGACTTAGGAGAATATTTTACTCCACGTCACATAACTAAAACCATTGTTAACTTAGTCAACCCTAAATATGGTGAAAAGATCTATGACCCTTTTTGTGGGACAGGTGGTTTTTTAACAGAGGCATTTGATCATATAAAAGATAACACTTTAATTGCAAACAATAGTAGTGAAGAAATCAAGCTTAAACATAATACTATTTTTGGAAGAGAAATTACCTCAAATGCAAAACTCGCAAAAATGAATATGATTCTGCATGGGGATGGGCATAGTGGAATTTGCCAGATAGACACACTTCAAAACCCTATTGAATCTGAATATGATGTGGTTATAACCAACATGCCATTTTCTCAAAAAACTTCTTATTCTCACTTATATGAGAATAAGTTAGCTAAAAACGATGGTGATGGAGTATGTGTTCTACATTGCTTTAAAGCAACAAAAAAAGGAGGGCGAATGGCATTAGTAGTACCTGAAGGCTTTCTTTTTAAAGCCGCTTTAGCTCCAGTAAGGAAGTATTTATTTGAAAACGCCCAACTAAAAGCAGTAGTTTCACTTCCAAAAGAAGTTTTTCTGCCATATGCAAAAGTTAAAACCAATATACTCTACTTTACCAACTGTCATAATGGTAGAACAAATTCTGACGTTTTTTACTACAATGTGACAAATGATGGCCTAAGTTTAGATTCTTTCCGTAGAAAAATTGACGAAAATGATTTAAAAAATTTAGATTTTGCTGATTTAAATAAGAGCGACTTTGATAAATATTATAATGAATTAGGTTTCTTAAAAGTTAATCCAGAATTAATCAGAAGCAATGATTATATTTATAATTATGCTCACTATAGTAATTCACATATAAAATCAAAATTCCCAACTATAAAACTAAAAGAACTCCTATCCTTGTCTGGCAAAGTCAAAGTGGGAGAGGATACAAATATACCTATTATGAGTATCACTATGGAACATGGCTTAATTGATCAGCATGAGAAATTTAAAAAACGAGTCGCAAGTTCTGATATTTCTGGGTATAAAAAGGTTTTTAAAAATGAACTTGTAATGGGGTTCCCTATAGATGAAGGTGTTCTAGGATTTCAAAAATATTACGATGCTGCTGCCGTAAGCCCAGCATACAAAATCTTTAGATTAAAACGAGAAGTTAATGTAGAATATTTGGATTTGATTTTGAGATCTAATTCTCTAAGAAAAATATACAAAAGTAAAATGCAAGGCAGTGTAGAGAGACGACGCAGTATTCCTGATGAAATGTTTTTGAATATTGAGATCCCGAATCCTCCTGAAGAGGTTAAAGATCAAATAGTAAAACAACATAAACTAATAAAGGAAATTGAGAATAGTCTCAAGGAAAATCAAAAAAAATTGCGTCTAAAGACAGAAGCATTATGGGAACTTCCTCAAAATTACAACTAATCCCCCCTTCGAACCCACCACCACGGTGGGTTTTCTTTTGTCTATTAAAGCATATTGTTTAGTATAGTTTACAATAATTTGTAAATACCACTTTACAACAAATAATATGTAAAGTATTCTTTACTCATTCCTTAATAAAAAGCACGCTAGACCGACTAAAACCTGCGTGCTTTTACTCAAAGAGTGAGATAAGTATGAATCAAAGAATTGAAAAGTACAAGTTTAGCCAAGCCTTCAGGGATGGCTCGAAAGCTTTCATAGCTTTCTGGATTATCACCTTCATTGCATTTGCTTTCTTAAAAGGCTGTGCCGACGAGCAATACGCCAACGAACTCAAAGCAAAACAGAATATGTATGTGCGAGTGCAAGTGGAAGGAGCTAACTAATGGATACAAAATCAGTTGCAACCGTTTCAGTTGTGGTAATTGAAGCCCTAATGATGCTTGTTGAACATGAAGGCATAGAGCTTCCAAGCATCTCATTGAAGCTTAAATCTGAAGATGGTTCAAGAATTAGTTATGAAGTTGATTTCTCACACTTAGTTGAACAAACCCTTAAAGGACTTAAAGAGCTTAGTGAGGGTGAGCAAGACAAGGAGCCCTCTCATGGATAACTACAAAATCATTAATACTCACACAAATGAGATTATCAAGGCCCTTAATGACCTTGGCTATGTATGGACACCAAAGAAGTTTGATGAACAAGATTGCTTGGTAAAAGCACATTGGATTCTAGCTAAAGAGACAGGTGAAATTGCATATTCAAGTGGTACTCACATTGATTCTCCACTTGTATTTAAAGAACTCACCCTCCCTCAGCTTCGAGACCTTGTTGTGTTGAGGCGTAATGATGTGAAGGATGCGACACACAAGAACTTCAGAACAAATACCCCATACCTAAAACAAGGTGAGAATGAATACTACATGTTTAATGGCGAGTGGGTTTTGTCTAACTGCCCAAATGACCTAGAGCCAATCACCAAACCCCAAGACCCAGCCTTGATTAGCGGTGCGGAGGCGAAGCTTGCATGGGCAAATGGTGAAGCTTTGCAGATCAATAAAAAAGATACCCATTTTGGCTTTATTGATATAAGTAATGATTACTCATTGGGCGTTTTCGACAATGAGGATTATGAATTCCGCCTCAAACCCCAAACCATCAAGCTTGAACTAGAGCTGCCGAAGTCTTTTGAGCCGAAGGATGGGGAAACATACTGGCATATCTATCCATCAGCCGAGAAAGGTTATCACTTCGTTCGTTCGTTTGAAGATGATGATGTTTGGTGTCAATTCGGGGCTTGGCGCACCGAGGCAGAAGTAAAACAAGTCGTAGAGCAACTCAGAAAGATACGAGGTACTAACTCATGAATATGTTAGCCAATATCTCGTTTGATGCTGCTGTATTCACAAGCCTTGAAGTGATGAATGTAGGTGTTGAGGATGGCGTTGTTCAGTTTTCCTTGTCGGTTCAAAACGCTGAGCATATTTACATCGTTGCAAGTGTCAAAGGAATTGAGAAAAACGACACTTTCGAATATGGCGAAGGCTTGGACTATCAAGACTGGAAAGATGTGGACTACACAAGAATGACAGTCGATTCAAGTAGCCGACCACATGTCGATGACTTTGATTATGTCGATGCAGTCGAAGGTATGCCCTTTGCCCTTACTTCTACTCAAATTCAAAAGCTGAATGAGTATTTAGAAGAACTGGCAAGAGGAGAAAAAATCAATGAGTTGAGAGGGGGTGATGTCTAAACGCGCCCTACTCCACAAGTCAAGACTAGAAGCATTCAAGTCTTGGCTTATTGAAAACCAAATTCAGTATCGAGACGGCAAAGGAGATTTTCAGGTTCTACAAGTTGAAGTGAAAGGTAGGTTTTACCCAATTTATGACAGGTTTCAGGGTGACCACTTAACGACTCAAAGAGAACTCATCCCTTTAGTTAAAAGATACATAGCAAGTGAAAAGAACTAGGAGAAGATTATGAATGCGCCAGTACAACACTCAGGACAAAACCCTTTTGCAGTAGCCGCTCCTACTACTCAAGCAATGTCTACAGTTCAATCTGATAGTCAACGTGCAATTGCAGAGGTACAAGCTGCTTTAGTTATTGCTAAACAGTTCCCACGTAACCCAATTGAAGCTTATGACCGAATTATGAACGCATGCCAGCGTCCCGGTTTAGCTCAATCGGCTGTTTATTCTTATGCTCGTGGTGGTAGTTCAGTAACTGGTCCATCAATTCGACTTGCAGAAATGCTTGCTCAGAATTGGGGAAATATTCAGTACGGTATCCGTGAATTATCTTCTGAAAATGGCGAATCTACAGTTGAAGCATTTGCTTGGGATGTTGAAACAAATACCCGTCAAACAAAGGTTTTTCAGGTTCCACATATTCGTTATACACGCAATGGATCTAAAAAATTAACAGATCCACGCGATATTTATGAATTGGTTGCAAACAATGGTGCCCGTCGTCTACGTGCATGCATCTTAGGTGTAATACCCGGTGATGTTATTGATGATGCAGTTAATCAGTGTGAAAAGACAATCCATGCAAGTGCTGATACTTCACCAGAAGCTGTGCAAAAACTTGTTGTAGCCTTTGAGCAATTTAATGTCACCAAGAAAGACATTGAAGATTACATTCAGCGTCGTCTTGATGCTATTACAGCAGCCAATATCGTTGCGCTTCGCAAGATTTTCACTAGCTTACGTGATGGCATGAGTTCACCTAAAGACTGGTTTAAAAATGTCACTGTGAAGGAAGTTGGAGAAGTCCAGGAAGTTAAACCAACTGTACCAGACAATGAGTTCCCGGTTCTCTTAGAGCAGATCAAAGCCGATGCAGTTACTAAAGAATATGTATTAGAAGGCTATGCACTTACTAATGCACAAATAGCTGAGGTAAATGCACTATGAAGCTATTCCGATGCTCAAGCCTACATAAACTTGTAGGCGACCCTAAAACTAAAGGCTCAGTTCTTAGCGATACAGCTAAGACTGAGATCAGAACAATTGTTAAGGAGGACTTGACCACGTTCAAGTCTTTCAAAGGCAACCAGTACACGGCTAAAGGTAATGCGCTTGAAGAAATTGCAATTAGCCTGTCTGGCAAGATTCGTTTTCGCCAGTATGTAAAACATGAAGGCCGTTTGGAAAATGAATTAATTACTGGTGAATGCGACATTCTTGATCTGAATAACAAGTTGATCATCGACACTAAATGCACTTGGGATATTGGCACTCACCCTTTCTTTAAAGATGAGGCAGAAGAAAAGGCAAAGAAGGCTGGTTACGACTGGCAGATGCAAGGCTACATGTGGCTTTACGACTGTGAGCAAGCAATGGTCGATTTCTGGTTATTCCCTTGCCCTATCGAGCTTACAAATGATTGGGATGATAGAGAGCAGCTAATTGATTTAGTTGAGCGAATCGATTTAAGAGAACGATTAACAACTGTCACCTACAAACGTGACGAAGCAATGATCCAAAAGTTTAAAGACAAAATTCCACATGCTCAAGAGTACTACGCAAAGTTATATCAAGAGCGCATTAAAGCGAAGGTGGCAGCATGACAGATTTGAATAAGGAAAGAGAGGCTTTTCTGAATGCCTTCCAATATTACAAAGGAAGAAGAGACATTATTTTTAGTCATGAGCATGAACTGTTTATGACTAGATCAAACAATCCTTCTGAAGTTGCTCAAAAAGAAATAAGCAACATGAATAGCCGTTGGGATGCTTGGCTTAGATGTGCAAAGCATCGTGATGCAGAGCTAGAAAAAGCCAAAGCTCAGGCGGTGCAACAATCTTTTGAGATTGGTCGTCTTCAAGATCGAATCACTGAATTGCTTGATGAAAGACAAGATTTGTATGCACAGATTAATAATGATCAGGCGGTGCCAGATACTCAACAAAAGCTTACAGATACATATTATTTGGAAGGCTCAGATTATGTAGTTGATTGCCCTTTCGAATATGACATTGAAATAGATAAGGGAGAAGTGCTTGAGTTGCAAAAATGGCAACGTACTGAGTCAACAAAAGTATATTTTGCAAATATCTATAAAGATGAAGATAACTTTGAAATTCTTCAATTCGCTTCAAAAGCCGAAGCTGAAAATGCAGTTGCAGAAAACTTGAAGTTTTTAGAAGCAAGCGAATCGGGAGCAGAACAATGAGCATAACTCTTAATGGTCACCAATTAAAAAGCCTTCTCGAATTTGTAAATCCAGATGGTGAAAATGATTTAGATCAACTTGAAACTGAACTAACTATTAAATTTTTTGAAGATGGGCACAGTGGCAAAGGCTATTACTTTTGGATGACCGAATATCCAGAGGAAGGCAGCATGTTGTTGGATGTTGAATCGGGAGCTGAGGGATGAGTGAAAAAGCATTTAAAGATTTAAAAATTCGGTTCTACATGGCAATTGGTATTGCAAATGCCACTCAGGAAGATTTTTACCCTCTTAGTGAATTCATTGATGAAGATGACTGGAATGCAATGGATGAACTGCAAAAGGAAACATTTATTTCTGATTGCGCTAATGATTGGAGTCAAAACTATTTAGATTTGGGAGGCTGGGTGGAATGAGTGAATTTGATATGGCTTATTTTGACGTAAAGCTCTTTATCTCCAAGCGGACTACTGGGTTCATTTACAAAGGCTTATTTATCGAAATAGATGAGAGTAACGTCTTCGCATATACAGTCTTTGAAAATGAAAATTGTAGTGAAGAGTTATGCGGCTTTCTCAGCATGAAAGATGCAATTGAATATGTAGATGAAGTTAAAGCGGAAAGTAAGGAGGGGTAATGTCAGAAAAGCAAAGTCGTTTGCTTGACTTGAAGGCGGTTGAATTAAAAACCAGCCTTCCAAAGTCAACTATCTATGACTGGATGAAAACAGGCTACTTCCCTCCTTCTATGTTATTTGGAGAGGGCAAAAGAAAAATTGCGAGATGGCTTGAATCTGATATAGACTGTTGGATAGAAAAGCACAGAATGGCATCCTAA